CCCATTATACTCGGAGGTAGAGAGATGAAATTCTCGTTTTTCACGTGCATGGCCTTTATCGACGATGGTAAATCGCCGAGAGAAGGATTCGTGCGTATGAAAATCACGGTAGACAGTGCCCCTGGTTCCGAAAGGGACCTTGGTACTGTCACGTTCTACCCGTTCGAGGGGTCAGAGCACACTGTGTGTAACCATGAGGATCAAATGCTTACCCCTGTCCAGCAAAAGCTGTTCAAGGATATTTATTGAAGTCCTTTTAGGTTACTCTCCAAGGGGGTTGGTTTTATCCCAACCTCCTAGTTTCGATATCACAACGGAGCTTATATGGCGCTAGAAAAGAGAATTGTCTATTCTGTTCAACAACGCTGGCGTGAAGGTTCGATTAGTTGTTTCACGTGGCCGACAAATGATGTCGTCCATATTAACAACTTCCCGGACATCACTAAAAGCGAAGTGACGCAGAGTAGCAAGAATCCGAACTGGCGCTATCAAGTCGCTCATGGACAAAACGCCACAACCCTCTTTAGTGCGACTCGTACCGGCTTAGAATACCGGCCCGGGTCAATCTTTCTAGGGAAGTGGTGTCCATCGAGTAACCGCTTTGGGTACTACCAGTACGACGGTGATCTATTCGTAGATCACTCTGCCATCTGGCAGGAACCCCCGGCGGCTTCCGTTAATATCGATAGCAAGACGCAGGACGAGGCCCTCGTTCGTGCGATTGGGAACGCGCGTCAGAAGCAAAACCACTTTCGAGGTGGTAACTTCTTAGCCGAACTCAAGGACACGATTCGAGGTCTCCGTAATCCTGTTAAAGGGTTTCGAGATCTTCTCGATACCTATCACAGGAACGCCCGGAGGCGCGTTAAACGTGCTTTAGGGCGGCGCTCTATGCCAACGACTCGACAACAATTCAGGGACCTCTCACGAGGCAACCCTGACGTGTCTAGAGCCGCGCAGAAAGCGTTGTCAGACAGCTGGCTGGAGGCAAATTTTGGTTGGGCTCCTTTGTTATCGGACGCAGTTGATGCGTACCATGCGTTGCGTCGCCTTGCGGCGAGAACGCCTCTGGAACGTTTCTTCGGCCAATCCAGTAACTTTAAGGCCCCAACTTTTGTCAACCAGACACGTCTGCATGACATCACCAACGTACGCTTTTCGGTGCGAACCGAAGAGTACTACGAGGTGGCGTTTTACGGTGCCGTGAAACTAGAGGTGGACTCACCAACCGGTTCAGCCTTGGAAGAAATGGGCGTTAGAGCCCGTGACTTCCTTCCGGCTGTCTGGGAGGCGATTCCATACTCGTTTCTAGTAGATTACTTCTCCAATGTTGGAGACGTGATCGAGGCCGTTAGTTTCCCTCGTTCGGACTTAGCGTGGATAAGCAGGACGTTCCGCAACCATTCGATGCGCTCGACCGAGCGTGTCGCGGTTGAGGAACCTTCAAGTCCGGCTTACCCAGCAGCGAATTCGAACAAGGTGTTCAGCTTTCGGCCTACCTACGTTAAATGGGACCGCACATATGTCTTCCGTGACCGTTATACCGGATCCATCGTTCCCTCTCTCAGGTTTGAAATCCCTGGGAGTAAGAATTGGCGGAAATGGTGTAACATCGCGGCTCTGGCACGTATGCGGACGTTATAATTGTTCTTTTAAAAAAGGTCCATTATGCCTTTTGCACCATCCTCGCCGGTTACGGGAGCCCCTCAAACGGGTCTCACGTCTCCGACGTACACTCTGGTAGCTGACACAGCTCCCGCTTCCCATGGGAAGCAGTACTATGTCTCTGCCCTGGGTGGGACCCAGACGGGTGTTGAGGTTAACAGCCTCAGCAATCCGTTTACCATGACGTTCTTCAAGGTGCCTTCGCCTAAAGCGTTGCCACCTGTGAATGCGTCTGGGGGTCTCTCGAGCGTCCCGAAGAACGTTTTCAAATGGAACGTTCGTAAGGGTTTGGAAGTCCTTAGTGGACAGCCTCGTCAGGTTGGGCTCTTCGAACTTTCGATGAGTCTTCCTGCTGGTGCTGACATTCAGGACCCCGAGTCCATTCGGGCTGCTCTGTCGCTCCTCTTTGGTACAGCTTGGGCTGAATCCTCGAATCTTGGGACTACCCTTATCACGAACGGTCTCTAACCGTGCGTGCCAAGGATCCTTCGAAACGACGATTGGTCCAGACGCTTGTGAACGCCTTTATTATCTGGTTGACCCGAGTGATCGGGAAAAACAGCTAGTTGCGGCGTTTATTAGTTAATACCAAATGATCGACACTATGGGAGAGAGTGTATGTCCGGCCCTAATCGGCAAATTCTCTTATCCTGCCTTCAATCAGACCTGTCTTCATTCCCGTCGGGAGACAAAAAAAGTCTCACTTCGGGATGGAGGTCTGTAGCTGCAACAATGCTCTTGGAGAGCGTCTTCAAGAAATTTGAAGACCCTAACCCCGAGGCAGATGCCAAGGCTATAGATAAGTTCCGTGCCGTTAATGAACGGATGGGATCTTTCAAACTCGTGGTCTCAACCAGTTGGGATGAAGAAGCTGTCGGGAATGTGAAAACATGTCTCGAGCGCTTCCTCCACCCGGAAGGGATGCCGCTCCTAGATTCGTTTAGCCAGCTCTTTGAGTCTGGAGAAACGGGTCCTGGTGCAAGCATAGCTGGAAGAGGGGGCGACTTCTATACAAAGATGTTCGCCTCAGAGTTATCCACGACTAGTCTGAAACTGTACGCGGAGTACAGGGCACACATTGCTAACCTAACTTCTTGGTCTGAGGCTGAACGTCTCAGGTTTGCCAAGTTGCATGGTCCGCGTGTTGTCGAAGGTAATCGCCTGTCCTTAGTGCCTAAGAACATCGACATAAGTCGAACAATCTGTACTGAGCCCACACTTAACATGTGGTACCAGCTCGGATTGGGTAACGTTTTACGCGAGCGTCTAAGGTCGTTTTTCGGAATAGACCTTAGGTTCGTGGCAGACGTTAACCGACATATGGCGCGGTTAGGCTCGTTGGATCCGGACGGACCCAAGTCTTTCTCAACAATCGACTTGGAATCTGCTTCGGACTCGATTAGTCTGACGCTTGTTGACGAGCTTTTCCCGCAATGGTTTAGCTCGTTGCTCAAGTATCTCCGGTCGCCCGTTTCAAGGCTTCCGGATGGATCAGCGCTGACCTTGAACATGGTGTCTACGATGGGGAATGGTTTTACATTCCCTCTCCAGACACTTCTGTTCTCGGCCGTCGTATCTGCGGTTTACGCCGAGAAGGGTATCCCCCTTCGACGTGTGAGCAGCGATAAGCCCAATTGGTCCGTGTTTGGCGATGACATAATCGTTCGCAGCGATGCTTACGATAGAGTCTGCCATGTACTCGGACTTCTAGGGTTTAAAGTAAACGCAGAGAAGTCCTTTAATAAAGGACCGTTCCGTGAGTCCTGTGGGTGTGACTTCTTTAAGGGTCACATGGTCCGCGGAGTGTATCTTAAACACTTGCGTACTGCACAGGATACTTACGTTGCCTTCAACAAGCTAGTCCGATGGAGCGCACGGAACCAGATCTCTCTGGATTCGACGCTGCAATATCTCCTCCGGAAGGCGCCCTTTCTAGGGGTGCCATACTGGGAGTCGGACGACGCAGGCTTTAAGGTGCCCGAGTGGTG